CATAATGATAGTCATTTGTTAAAGGATGTTCTCCTCCACCAACATGTCTAAAATTTGAAAATTGATTCCAATAATCATATTCATAATAAGTTACTTTATGATTTGCTTTATATAAACGATTAGTAAATCTTTTATCTTCTTTTTCATCTTTAGGAATATATGGTGTAGCTGATGATTGATTTATAGAACCTATCCTTTGAGTTGTAGAATCATATGTTAATAATCTTCCAGAATACATTCCTTCTATTAAATTGTTTAAAACATTAAAAGTAGATTGTATTTTATATTGAACAACTACAAATTCTTTTTGCTCTGGAGATATATTCATGTGATCTGCAGGTCTTATTACATAAGAAGCTACTGGAATATTAATCGATGTTGTCGCAGGTGGTTGTGCTATTCTTTTTCCTTTTTCTCTAGTAAGGGGATTTTGTTGACCAGAATCTACGCCCTGTGCTTCTAAATCTTCTATAGGAGATTCTTCAATTTCAGCTCCTACTGTAGTTACTAAAGGATGCAATAAATCAGATAATGCTTTAAAATAAAAACCAAATTTATTCTCATAAAATATAAATTTTCCAAAATTTGCACTTATTTGATTTTCCTTCATTTCAACATTTGAAGCAACAGATTTTCTAGCAATCATGTTTATTGCTTTAAAAGGTCTTACTGTGGGAAATACAAAATGCATACCAAAAAAAGTTCCATCCGAATCTCCTTTATCATCATAATTAAATTTTTTATAATGTGATACAAATTGATCATGCTGAATATAATTTTCATATATATCTGAAGCAATATGACCGGCTAACTGTGATTTATATGATTTAGATACTCTATTTCTTAAATTCGCAATAAATTCATCTGAACAAAAATCTAATACATAAAATTTTCTTGGTCCATCTTCTATAGTAGCAGACCTTTTAATAATTGTATACCAACCATCCCAAGAATCTCCTCCCAATAATTTATTGTTTAATTCAATACGAACTTTTTCTTGTCCAATAAAAGGAATTCTTTCATCTAATCCAGCACCATCAAGTATTTTTATATCACCAGTTATAACAGAACTTTCAAATAAAGATTCATTTATAGTAAACCCAAGAATTACTGAATTTTCTTCAGAATCAACTGTATATTCTATTCCTCTATAATTTAGAAAAGTTATTGTCCAATCAGATTCAGCAGTATGTTTCGAATTGCCTGTACGATATCCCGGTGAAATATAATCTCCGCTTGGATCAAAGTGAGTTTCTTGATTCGCCATAAATTATATCCCATTAAGCATAAAGACTTTTTAATTCATTTAAAATTTGTTTAGAATAAGTATTTTCTATTAACACGATTGTTTTTTTCTTATTGTTTTTCATAATTTCATAATCATAATTGTATATTATTTTTCTTTTTGATGCATCAAGAAGATCATATGATTCTTTATCAACAACTACAACTTTTTCTAAAATTTTAGGAGTATCCGCCGTTTTATCAGAACCACTTCTTAATATTTGTTCATAATGATGTACACTTGTTCTTGCAGAATCAACCGATCCATATTTTTCTTTAATAAAATTTGTTAAATTATCTCCAAATAATGGCCAATCATATAAAGGATCTTGAATATTATTTGCTAAAAATATTAAAAAAGCTAAATTACTATCTTTATAATAATCTTCTGCTATAGTATCTGGTCTTTCTCCTTCTTGTATTCGATGTTTATAATACGATCTAACATTTTGCAAAACTTCATCAACTATTTGTACTCTAGATAATATATTTGTTGCAAGTTTTCCTCGAACAGGTTTAACTTTATCAATATTATAATAAAGTGTACGATAATTTTTAAAAAAATCTGACATTAGTGTGTCTCCGCATGTGATCTATCAAGAGAAAAATTTTCTTTAAATTGAAGCTGTAAACCTATTGATATGGGCATTCCATTTTCTTCAAAAAATCTAGGTGAATATTTTGCTTTAAGTGATACTAAAAAAGAATTTCCTATACGATATAAATATGGATTTTCTTCAGCATTACTAAAAAATTGAATTCTATAATTATAAGGATAACTAAAAAAAGCAGAATTCATTTTATTATTAATCTCTAATGTTTTATATTTGTCATAATGATGATTAGTAACTGTTGCTACTGGAATAGTTTTCTTTTCTTTAATGTCTAATTGATCCAATCCTGGTAACATTCCATATTTTAAATTTAATACAATATTCATAAGAGTTTTAGATTCTTTTGCAGTTTTAGGATTAAATTCAAAATTAAAATTATGTGTTCGTAATTTTTTTATTCCTGTGAATATAAGAGAAGTATATGGATTTCTTGCCGCCCGCATAGACATAGATGCTATTTGCTCTCCCTTTGCATTTGAAGGAGCTAAAGCACCGACAGCCGTTGCTACATTAAACTTAATTCTATTTGCAAAATCTCCCCCAAAATCTTTACTGTCTATATATGGTGTGACTTGATTTTTTATGTCTGTTCCTACTTTTTTATACAAATCCATTGTATTTTGTATGAATCCAGTATCTCCTTGTGCAAAGTCTGAAAAATGTTCTTTTAAATCTTCTGTTATCTCCAATGCATTTTGTGATAATATATCTCCAAAAATACCCAAATTCACATCAGCATAATCAGCAGAATATTGTGTTTTTAATGAGCCAGGTGGTAAATGTAAAATATAATTTTTTCCTTCTGTAAAAAAATTTTTTGATTCATCACCAGAAGTAATACTTTCAAAATTTGTCAATCCACTCGTTTGTCCATTGAACGCATCACTATTTTTTTTAGGAGGTTTCCATCTTAATTCTTTTATCATCATAAAATGATGTAATCCCTTAGTAGTTCCTATACCAGAAGGATATTCGTATCTCTTATTATTTCCTAGTTTTTTATCTAAATTAAATACTTCTTCTGACATTTATTGCTTTTTTTCCAACTTCGGTTTTAATTCTGATGAGTATTGTGGATAGTCTTTTACGAGTCTTTCTTTAGTATAAATTTCAGTTTCTTTAACTGTAACATTTAATGTAACAGAAAGGGGTGCATTTGTATCTTTAAAAAAAGTAGGATTTACTGTTCCTGCTGAATATTCAGCAGTAAAATCTGTTACAACCGCATTTTCAATTTTCAATATTGATTCATTTACATTATAATTTTTCGTAGTAGGAAAAAAAGTAATATCAACTTTATCGGGCATCTCTAGAATACCCGTACTTTGTTTCACCATTTTTCCATGTTTTATGTGTCTTCTTTTAGGCAACATTGCTTGTTTAAAAGTATCAATAATGTCTTGTATATGATCACTTTCATGGGCTCTTTTTGGTATAAGAACAAAAGAAAAAGAAAAATCTCTAAATCCTGAACTATTAAATACGTTTGTAATATAGGGATTTTGTATTGAATTTAATCCTTTTGCAACTCCTGCTTTTAATCCAGGAGTTCCATTTAATACTGCATCCGCGGCTATTCGTGCAAAAGAGTTTTTATTAAAAGATTTTACTCCTGTTTTTGCAATAGCACCCAAACGATCTATGCTTATATTTCCACTTGCGGCCCCCACTGCAATTGCTCCAACTACATCAAATTCAACATTTTCATATTTTACATTAATCGCATCATTTATTTCTGGAAAAGGCAATGCTACAGCCGCCGTTGTAGATCCTGGTTTTCCCTTTTCCACATTATGAAAACGAAAATAACAAAATTTTCTTGATTCTGGCTCTGCCGCAGACGATCCTATATTTTCTGGAAATCTATGTATTCTAACACCAGTTCTTTCTTGTACTTTATTTCTTAAATTTCTTGCCGCATTATCAGACATTATTCTCCTTAACTTGTTATACATAATATTTAGCATGAGTTACAAAGGAAAATATAAAATAAAAAATTTGAAAAAATATCGAGGAGACCCTACTAAAGTTACTTACCGTTCTTTATGGGAAAAAAAATTCATGAATTATTGTGAAAACAATCCCGATGTTATTGAATGGTCAAGTGAAGAAATAGTTGTACCCTATAAATCTCCTATTGATAAACGAATACATAGATATTTTCCTGATTTTTGGATCAAAATAAAAAAAGAAAATGGATTAACAGAATGTGTTCTTATAGAAGTTAAACCCAAAAAACAACTATCACAACCCAAAAAACCCAAAAGAATCACTAGAAGATATTTATCTGAAGTATATACATTTGGTGTAAATGAAGCAAAATGGAAAGCGGCTACAGAGTTTTGTAGCGACAGAAAATGGAGATTTAAGATCATTACAGAAGATCATCTTTTTTAACTAAATATAACTATGGCACAACAAGATCAAACATTTTTAGATAAATTAAAAAATGCAATAAGAAGAAATGAAGGAGAACCAAGAACAAGTAATGCATCACAATGGTTTCGTAGAAAGGTTGGTGCCCTAAGAGCCGAATTAAGAGGTAGATTTAGTGAAGTAGATACTGCAGATGAATTTTATAAAACTGCTAAAAAATCAGGTAAGGGAACAATAGCACCTGGTGCAATGGCATCATATTTTTATGATCCAAAAACTAAAAAGAAAATGAAGTATTATGATAGATTTCCATTAATTATGTGTGTAAAAATGTATGGAAATGGTTTTCTTGGTTTAAATTTTCATTATCTACCACCATTACTTAGAGCAAAATTAATGGATGCTATTGATCGGTCAAAATCAGTAAATTATGAAGGACTTGCAAGAATTAAACAAATTAAACCAACAGTAAAAAGATATCTATATAAACATATAACATCTAGAGTTGTAATTGTAGATGATGATGAAAAAGAAATTGCATTATTTTTGCCGACTGAAAGATTTAAAAAAGAAAACAAACTTGTTGTTTGGGGAGATAGTAGGAGAATGATTTAATGACTTTAAGCATAGATAATTTTAGAAATAAAATATTTGCGGAAAATGGTCCCGCACCAGTAAATAGATATGAAGTATATTTTACTAGAAGTTTATTTGGTGGAAATGATAACAGTCGATTAACTTTTTTATGTGAACAAGCAGAACTTCCTGGTAAAACCATGCTTACAGTTGAAGATAAATTATATGGACCAGTAAGAAAAATTGGTTATGGTCAAATGTTCATTGATACAACAATGACATTTATTTGCACAGCAAAAGGTTGGGAAGAAAAAGCATTTTTTGACAAATGGCAAAACGATATAGTTGATCCCGATCTATATGATGCCTCATATTATAATGATTATACATCTGATATTCTATTAAGAACATTTACAGAAGATAATCAAGGAAGTTATGGAATAAAATTTAGAGAAGCATTTCCCTTAAATGTTGGAGCAATAAATTTGGGTTGGGGACAAAATAATGAATATGCTAGACTTAGTGTTACATTTGCATATCGAAAATGGGAACAATTACCCACGGCAACAACTGCACCAGGAACATAATTAAAAAATGGAGATATAATGAGTTTACCCAAAATTGAAGCACCAACATTTACAATGAATTTGACTTCAATACAAAAACCAGTAACTTATAGACCCTTTCTAGTCAAAGAAGAAAAACTTTTATTAATGGCTATGGAGGGGGGAGATCAAGAAGAAATAATAAGAACTTCAAAACAAATAATTAATAATTGTATTTTATCAGAACACGTAAATGCTGAAGTATTGCCATTATTTGATTTACAGATGGCACTATTGAATATAAGAGCAAAATCTGTTGGTGATGTTATTGAAATGATGGCAAAACATCCTGAAGAAAAAAACAGCAAGGGAGAATCTTGTGATGCTTCAACAAAAATAAAAATAAAATTATCTGATATAAAACTTACTATAAATGATGAACACTCTAAACACATTAACTTAACAGATAATATTACAGTCGAAATGAAATATCCAACAATGGATGTTTACACTCGTTTAGACTCCCTAGAAAATTCAGAAGATGCCTCGGCTGTAGAAGAATTATTTGGTGTTATTATGGATTGCATTGATAACATATATTCTGGTGATGAAATATTTAATGCAAGTGATCATAGCAAAGAAGAAATGGACGAATTTATTAGTAGTTTATCAAGTGATCAATTTGAAAAACTTAAAACATTTTTTAACACAATGCCTGCTTTATTACATGATATTGAATTTACATGTTCGAAATGTGAATGTCAAGAAAAACAAACTTTAAACGGACTTGGTGATTTTTTTTTATAATTTGTAGTCATAATACTTTAGCAAACTATTATCAATTAACGTTTCAATTGATGCAACATCATAAATATAGTTTAACAGAAGTAGAAAACTTAATGCCTTTTGAAAGAGATATCTACGTAGAAATGTTAATTACTCATGTAGAAGAAGAAAATAAAAAAATTGAAGAACAACAAAGAAAGACCTCCTAATGGCACGTAAACCCCACAATTATGTTCATTTTCAAAATCTTGTTAATGAACTTAAAGATCACAATAAAAATAATATTGCAACCATCGAAAAACAGTTGGAGGTACAATCTTCTTTATTATACAGTATGAGAGGACTTCTAATAAAAGAAGGAGACAGAGAGAAAACAAGACTAAGAACAGAAAAAGAAAACGAACTTGAAGAAAAAAAAGAAGGAAGAAAAAGTCTTAATATGAAATCCAAAGTGAATATGCCAAGATTTTCAGGAAAAGGTTTCATGGGAATGTTAGGAAATTTCTTATCTACTGCACTCTTAGGAATTCCTGGAGGATTAAGAAGATTCATGCCACGATCATTAGGTCTAGCATTATTACCCAAATTAGCACGTGGAATTGCTTTACTCGTTGCGGGACCATCATTAATTAAAGCATTACAAGCAGGATTTGATCAAGACACTTTTAGTGGTGGAGTTACAGCATTTATAGATTCATATTTTTCCCCATCAGGTGGACCCTATAAAAGTCTTGCTGGAGCCGCGGCAGGAGGTGCTGGAAAAGGAGCTTTAATTGGTTTTGGATTATTAGGACCAAGAGGAGCAATAATTGGTGGACTGCTTGGAGGCGCATTAACTGGATTAAATCATGTATTTAATGCGGACAGGGGGAAAATGGATTCTGGTGCTGTGGTAAGTAAAATGAAAACACACTTGCTGGAGAACTTGGGAAGCTATGCTTCAGTTGCAGTAGGAATAATGGGCGGAAAAGCAGGACTGGCTATCTTTGGTCTTCCAGGAATGATAGCTGGAACAATTCTTGGGGCAGGTATTGGAATGATAGGATCTGGTGCTATTAAAGAAATGATAAAAATAGAAGAAGGAGGAGAAAAAGACCTTGGTGTAGCATTCAGAGAAGGACTAAAAGAGTATTATATGAAAATTGATTGGGGTAGCGGTGCTGGAGCCGCTGGTGCAGGAGCAGTATTTTTTGGCGCCCTTGGATTAAAGGCTGGTCCTCATGCCGGTGTTGCTGGTGCATTACTTGGAGCAGGTGTTGGACTCTTGGCGGGACCAATTTTGTCAGAAGCATTAAGAATTGATAAAAATGAAGGTAAAGGAATGGCAGATGCTATGAAAACAGCTACATGGAATTATATTAAAAGATCATCAAAGAATCCATATATCACAAGTGCAATAGCTGGCGCAACAGCAGGAGGAATTCTTGGATCTGTAGGAACTTTACCTGGAATGGTGGCTGGTGCTATAATAGGAGCTGTTTTTGGAATTATAGTAACATGGTTAACAGAAGTAGTTGGTACATGGGCGGGTGAGCAGTTTGCAAAAGCATTTGGAATTGAAAAAATTAAAAAAGAATTATCTCCTGCAGAAAAAGCACTAAAAAAAGAATTTGCTGATAAAGAAACTGGTTTTGGAGCCCAAGCACTTTTTACTGGTAAGAAAAGAACAAAACTAAGTACTGCTCATGATGCCACCTATGGTACGTGGGTAGAAGATAAAGCTAGTCCATATGCGGCGATGCAAAGACTAAAAGCGGCATATGTAAAGGTTTTAATGGATCCAAAAAATGCTTCTTTTCTTCTCGGTGGAGGGGGAAAAGGAAATTTTCAAGACTGGGCCGCAACAGAAGCCGCTAAAATGGTTGATACTAATTTCAAAACCAGTCAAGAAGCCCAAGCATTAAAATTAGCTTTTTTAAATGATCAAGCAATAAAAGGAAGACTGGCAATGAGTGTACCTCCCTCTAGAAGAGGTGGGCAAGGAGATACTATATTTTTAAGTGAAAATACTCATAATACTGTTCGATCCGATATTCAACAGGTTGAAGAATCAAATTTACAATATCAAAATTATTTATATGATCACCCATAAACAATTAGGAGGCGTGCCGCTGGAACGACACTCCAGGCCCCCTAATTAAAGTGAGTACTAAGCACTCTTAGATTAGTTATCTTCTGCTAACTTAGCAAAATAAGACATATCTTCATCATCTTCAGAAGTTGTTTTCTCTTCTGATGATACATCTTCAGCAGTTTTGGGTTTAGTGGTAGGTCGAGAAACAGACTCGGTAATAGGAGTAGTTTCTACTGCAAGAACAGAATCCAATCTCGCTTTCAATTCATCATAAGACTTAAATTGATCATCACCAGTAAATTCTGTAAGAGCATACTGTGAATTCCAAATTTTTTCAAGCTGAGATTCATCTTCTACAAGTTGTGCGGGTTTATCAAATTCACTCTTATCGTAATTTTGATAACCTTCAACTTTGCGGATCTTCAATTTGAAGTTCGCACCTTCCCAAAGATCAAAAGGATTTACAGGAGTTTCATCTTCAAATTCGGGATTCATCAAGTCATTGACTTTATCGAAAATCTTTTTTCCAAATTTGTATAGAAAAACTTTTCCTTCGTTCTGAGGATTCTTTGAATCAGAAACAATATAAATGTTACTGATATAAGTTAGACGGCGTTTTTGCTTACGAGCAATCTCTTTGTTCGCCTCGATTCCAGAATTCCAGAGTTGAGAATTATATTCTGAGACAGGGTCTTTCTTACCAAGAGTTGTCAAAGAATTTTCAATGTACCAAAGACCCGTTGGTCCTTGAAACCCATGATTGAAAACTCTCGCCCATGGAATATCTTCTCCATCTACTGGAGGAAGAAATCGAATAACCGCATATCCATTTCCAGACTTATCTATTTCTGGCTTCCAAAATCGATCATCGATATAACTCTTCGATTCAGAAGGAGTATCAATCTTCTCAATTTCTTTGTGAAGATTTTGCATAAAGGATTTGCGGGATTTTTTTAGTGCAGATAGTTGTGCCATGTTAACCTTTCATATTCGTTATATTCGTTGTATTAATTGTATCTCGTAGTATGTTACGAAATTTCGTCTTATCCACCTCCAAAAATGGAGTATACTTCAAAACTTTATCTCTAAACTGAGGCCAGACAAAAGTTTCTTTTATCTTTTTATCCCAATCAGGAATAAAGTTAAGAATCATATTAAGTATGGAAAAAGTCTCCATACAAATATATTTAGCAATCGTTTGTTTTAGTAATACAGGATGTTGTCCATTTTCAACTTTGAACCAATTTTCAAAATCTTCTTTAGTCAACAATTTTTCAATGTCATTACTAAAAATATAACTCATGCTTTGTATTCTTTTCTGCCATTCTTTATATTTCATTTCTGCTTGTGAATCAAGTGCATCACCTATCCACAAGTTTTCATTCTCAATAAAGTTAGCAACAAAGAATTTCGATATCTCATCATCTTTATAGCTTTTTGACAATCTTACAAAAAAGAATTGATCATTACGTTTTTTAAAAGCATCAAATGAGATTTTTCTTTTTTTATGCTTAAAGTAATCATACTTATTAGCATGAAAATGAGTCTTGATTGAAACGTATTCTTTATAACAATCAAACGGATCCATTTTTATCATAGTCCTGGTATTGTAGCAGATTTTGGGAGAAAATGCAAGGCTGTAACCTCTTCTCTTAACTTAGCTTTCAAATTTCCTTGAACAAGTTTTCCAACTGTCTCAGGCTCCATTTTTGTATCTTCACAATAATAAGATATTGCATCCAAATAAGACATTTTTTTAGTAGTAACAATATCTTCTATAATAATTGCAAAGTCTTGGGGTTTTATTGTTTTAATCATTTAAAAAACGACTCTGTTTTGTGTTTTTATATATTTCTATATTTTTAGAATAATCTAAAATGTGTTGATTTTTTTCTTTCGATTTGCTTATTATTTTCATTACTTTTTCAATAGCATCATAAACTTTTTTTGGTGCAATGCTTTTAGTACATTCAAACATTCTATCAGTATTTTTATGATCTGGACACCATAACCAATCACCAGGATCAAACTTATGTCGATTATAACAACTATTACAGACTTTATCATTATGAATTCTAATACATTTTGAAGTAAATTCTGATTCAGGATTACTAAATCCTGATATCATTATTACATATTTATTTAAAGCCCACGCCAACCACGATAAACCAGAACCCAATCCAATAAAAAATTCAGCACCATTTAAAGTAGCTATTGTTTGATCTATAGTTCGTTCATGTCTGTGTATAACATTTTCTGGTGATTTATTAAAATATTCTCCTTGTCCGAAAGAATGATGTTTATCAATACATACTATATTATATCCCTTTTCTGATAAAAAGTCAACCACCTCGTTCCAACCGTTTGGATAATTCCAGTATTTTGCTTGAGCAGTTGATTGCATACCAATACACACATATGGTCGACCATAAGAAAAGTTTTTAGGTTCTTTTTCTTTAACTATTAATTTACATCTTGTTTCCACAAAATCATTAATACCAAGAATACCTGCACATAATTGTTGCAAAGAAACTTTTTTCATATCTACAGGAGATTGGGGGCTTTCTTCAAAAAATCCTATTCTATAAGAAGATACAAAATCATCAAATCCAGATTCGGGTACTATAAAAGTTATTTCTGGGTATGATTCAGATACTAAATCGTTCCAAAATGTACTACAATACATCTTACAATTATGCTTTTTACGAAATTTTTCAACAACTGGAAGCCACGCTAAAGTATCTCCCAATGCTACTGAATCAAACCATATAAAAATATTTTTATTTGTAAAATCTTGTTCATATTCAAATTCTATTTCTTCTGTTTCAAGATTTATTGCTTCAACTCTCCAATTTACATAATAATCAATACCACAAGCAACCCATCCTCCAGCACTAGCATTAGCAGAATAATGAATAGTTCCTGTATCTTTATCAATAAAATTGATTATATAAACTCCAGAAAGAGAACCCCTAATACTTAAATAAGGATTTTTTTGCATATTCAAATCAAAAATATTTTTACCATCTGCACCCGTATTTTGATATGCAAATAATAATCTATCTTTCATATCAACAGGTTTAGTATGTTTTAATTCTTTTGCTTCATAATAATATTTTTCTAATTCATCAAAAATATTTTCCCAATCTCTTTCTTTTGCAAATTCTCTTGCTTCTTTTGAATATTCATCATAATTATCTAAAATACGCTTAACTTTACTAACAATATCATCAACATCCCTTGTACATAATTCAAAACCTTTAAGATCAATTTTATCTTGCATTGTTCCTACTACAGGCAATCCACACGCCATTGCTTCAAGAACTGCAAGACAGGGTTGACCTGTTTCTATAGATGCTGGATGAATCATTATATGATGTTCATTTAATATATTTCTTAATTCATTTTTTTCTACATTACCCGTAAGTGTTATATCAATATTTTTCTTACATTTATCTACAATATCATAAAAAGTTTTATTATATACTGCATGTATTGAATCTGGTCCAACAATTGTTATTGGAAGTCCCAATTTATCTGCCGCTTGAATTGCAAGATGAAAGCCTTTTCTATCGTCTCCTCCACCCACACAAACTAATCGTATATTATTTTTATTTTCTTTTGGATAAAAGAAATTTGTATCTACACCATGATGCAATCTTCTCAACTTTTCTGGATATAGAAAAAAATCTATCTGATCTTCAGTTGGAATTAAACTAAACAAAGAATGTTTTATAGTTTCATTATTTGTCATATAATAATGAGAATCTTTACCATGTATTTTAACAAAAGCATCATGCATTGTAAAAATATAAGGTATACATCTATCTTTCAATAAATTCCAAAAACCACCAGTATGATTATGAAATACATCATATTTTTCTAAATCACTTTGTGTTATATCATCTAACCATTTCAAACTTACTTCATGACCTCTACTTGTAGCTATTCTAGAATATTGATATATCACTTCTTCTAATCCCCCATATCCTTTTGGGGGAATTTCAAGACCACAACCGACATGTACTTGCATTATTTTTAGATTATTTTCTTCTTGCTTTTTCTCTGCTTTTTCTCTATGGAATACATTTCGTGTAGATAAAATAATTTCAGGTATATCTTTTATTCGTTGAACATTAGAAATAAAATGTATTCGATTATCTTGTGCATACCAATTAACACCTCGACCATCAGACACAATAACTTTTTTTATATTTTCAATATTATCAGATTGTGTACGATTATTTTGATGTAAATGAACATTATCTGAAAAAAAACTTAATTCAAAATTTGATGATGGAAGTTTCGAAATAACTTTTTTAATTGTTTCTGGAGTATCTTCTAAATTTATTTTAACAAAATAATAAGAAATGTCTTCTAAATATTTTTCAAAAACTATATCATGATCAAAAAATAATTTTTTTGTTTTTGTTATTTGTTCTTTACTATATTTAAAATTTAAAAAACTTACATTTTTTCTTTCTATCTCATAGTTCAATTTACTCAAATAAGCAGATTCCGCCAAATCATAGATATCATCAAAATACTTAATATTTCTTGGATATTCTAGAATAAAATTTTGTCTGTCTTTTTTTTCATTTATTACTAATTGTGCTTCTCCACGAGGATTCCAATTTCTAAAATTTTCACATTCACCATGTTCTCTTGCAAGATATGTTGTTCTAGGTATTGTTAACCATTTTCCATATCTTTCTAAATGCAAAAGCCATTGTCCATCATTTGACAAACAAGCATCATTATCTTTATGTACTGGAAAACTCAATCCTGGTAAATTCTTAAATATTCTTAAATATCCAAAAATATTTGATCTTTGAGGCCACAACTTTTCAAATCCTTCTAAAAAAGAATTATTGTCTCTTGTCATGTACACATTATCTTTAAAATTGTCAAAGATGTTAGTTGAATCTTGAGGAAGAGCATTAAAATATTTGTTTGCATTAAAATGGAGTAAAACTGCTTCAGGAAACAAATTAAAATAATGTATTATTTTATTAAATGTTCCAGGTAAAATTAAATCATCAGCATCTAAATGACATACAATTTCACCTGTAGCATAAATTTGTGGATTCCACCAAATTTCTTTTTTATGTCTGGGTTCAACTACTTTTATTCTTGAATCTTTTCTTCTTATTTTTTCTATCAATGAACGTGTTTCATCACCAGAAAAATCATCAGCAAGAATCCATTCCCAATGATCATAACTTTGATTTAAAACAGAATCAGCTAATTCTTCTAGATAAGGTTCAGCATTATAACAAGAAGTTACAAGAGATAATTTAAAATTCTTCATGATTTATCTCTTCATTTGTTAATAAAGTAGTTCCATCTTTAAAGGATTTATCCAAATATGAGTCTCCTGAACATTGAATTGAAACAGGAGATTTAACTATACCACATTTTTGATCAGGAAATATATTATTATTCAACCATAAATCATACGTATCCCATTTTGTATCTTTTAGTTTCTTTTTAAAATATGATTTTCTCTTTTTATCTGTAGGTATTAAATAACAATGTGCTTCAGACATTCTATCTGTTATACCAAAATATTCATAATTTTCATGTTTCCAATCAGGAATTCTTTTTCCAAAAGACATATAATACAAATCGTACTGATTTATATCATCCAGTCTATCCATAATCGATCTATAAACTTCATGAACGGGTTTTATAAAAATAGCATCACATTCGCAAAATAAAATCGCATCAAATTTATCATTTAAATGCTTGTTTATAGCATCTCTATGAGCAGAAAAATTACCATAATGTGCAGGAGTTAATTTATATTCTCCTGGTTTCATTTGTACGGCATCTGGTCTAGCACAAGTTTCTTTAGGAGGCAACTCTTTGTACAAAGGATTTATCATTTGTTCATAGTTCCAACCCGAATATTCAGATAATTTTTCAAGATGTCTTATTGATTCTTTTTCTCTTTCTCCATCTACATTAACAAGCATATGAACTATTTTTATTTTTGGTTTTCTTGATGCCCATAAATTACCCAATTCTCCATTTAATCTTATTTGAGGATCGGAAATAACATGATAACCTAAATTTTCCAATCTTGCTATAAAATCAGTTGCCATTTCTTTCATGGGTGCAGGTGAGTCAGGCGAATGGGGATGTGCTTCCATAGAAATTTTTCTTACTTTATATTTAAAAAAATCATCACTAATTGCTGGTAATAAATCCCATTCTGCTCCTTCACAATCTAATTTTAATGCATCTATTCTGTCAATATTATTATTTTTCATAAATTGTTCAAGAGTAACACAATTAACAATTTGTTTTTTTCTTACTCCTTGATTTTCCACATTATTCGGACTGTTATTATAAGTTTCATGAAAAGAATTACAAGAACTAGAACCAATAGCAATAAGTTCTTTATTTTCGTTATCAGAAGATATTGCTAAATTATATTTGTTAACATTCTTATAATCTTTTAAATTTTTACATAAAACATCAAAAGTTGTCTTCGTGGGCTCAATTATATGAACCTGAGAAGCACCTTTGTTTAAAGCGTACATAGTAAAAAACCCATAATGACCTCCAATATCAATTACAGTATCTCCTTCTATTAAATTTAATTTACTATAATATTCCAATATTAAAGTTTCATAAAGAGTATACCAAGCAGAAGGATCATCGGGTATTCCATGAAATTTTCTTTTTTCCCCTAAAACTTCAATATCCATTTGAACTTTAAGTGGAAATGATTTTTCAAATAAAAGATGATGATTATCTACCAAATTTTCATCATTTATATTAGAAAAATAATCTTTAGGGGCATCAAATATTTTTACAATAAGTCCATTTATAACATCTGGACCACAATGGGGCTGTGCCCACATCGAATTTGATATAATTTTTGATCTATAACACAACAATCCAGTATCTATTTCATACACACATAATAATTTTTCATGAAAACAGTCATAAAATTTCAAAAAATGAAAAGTTAGTCTTGTTTCTTCTTCAGGCGTAGATCCACCTATTGTACAATGTAAAATTTGATTACTAATATTCAACATTCTACATATCTTGATTACATTAATATTAATATCATCAGAAAGCCAAGTAACTTTTTCATTATATTTGTCAAGATACGAATCAAGTTTATGTGCTAATACGGGCATATTCCAAGATAATGCTTCTTTTAATACTATCGGATTTGTTTCTTTATCGAACTCATTTCCTTTAGAAGTAAACAAAAATAAATCCATACATGAATAAAATTTATCTCTATCTTCTTGTTCTCCCCAAACTATACAATTACTAGGCAGTTTATTTGTTAAAGGTTCCCAATATTCTTTAAAATTTTCTGCTAGATTTCCAACAAAATGAAACTGAACATCGGGTAATAATTTAGCATATTCTATAATTTCTGCTTGATTTTTTCTTGATGTCCATAATCCAACATTTAATACATGTTTTAAAGAAGGATCAACTCCCAATTCTCTTAAAGAAACATCTCTTTGTTTATCTTTTATTTTTTTATCAACAGGATATTCTATCACACAAGCAGGAACATCTAATGATCTAAATTTTATTAATTGATTATCACTACAAAATAAAAATTTATCTGGTATCATTTTTTTATTACTAGGATCAAATGAAGAATCATGAGAAGTTTCAAAAATCAAATATCTTCTCTCTTTTTTATAGATTTCTTTTGATATTTCTTCATCCATAAAAAATTCAGGCATCTCTTCAAAATGAATTATATCTGGTTTTATTTCTTCTAAATACTTTAGAATATCAGCTTTGTTTTCAGACAAAGTTATTAAACGATCATTTAAAATGTTCAATATTTTGTTCTTTTGAACCCTGTAATGACCATAGTCATTATATTCAATAACATAAATATCATTGTCATCATGCAACAATTCAATTTTTTTGAGAAGATACTGTGGTGCGCCACCTGTTGATAAATGGGGGGTAATATATAATATTTTCATAAGCACTTTTTATGATGACTAAATAAATATAAATACATATTATAAATATAAAGAAATTTTATATAATTATATAGTCTACACTATTTTGAACCTCTTGTCAATGGATTATTTATGACACAATACAGACACTTATATTGGGATTCGGGCAATAAAGACCTCCGAATGTTCGCAGATTCTGGAGGAGCCAATCCTCTAGATGTTCTCAGTTATTATCTTAGAAAAAGATATGCGGCACTCTTAGATTCAGACAATACTACTCCAGGATGGGTAGGAACTACTCAACCGAATAACACAGATGCAAATATAGGTTCATACACTAATACATGGAGAACAATGCAGTACGTTACAGCAACAGATGATAATGTGCCAAATTCTCCCCCAGAACCGGATACAAACATTAGTACGTCCACAGGCTCACCCACGCCAACATCGACTCCACTGTATCAAAATACTGTAAACAATCATCCTGGAACTATTGATACTGCAGGAATAAACGCCGTTGGTTTGTTATATTGGACCTCCCCCGATTTGAAAATAGGACCAACAGTTGAAGCAGATTTAATGGACACACTTGCAACTCATTGTCTTACTGCAATGGCGTCTGGAGATGAAGTGGGTTCTTATAGAATTGCAACTTCCGATCCAGGTGGAGGAACTTGGTCTAATAAAGGAACAGTTTTTACTGATACAAT